AGACAGCGGATTCACCACTCTTGGTTGCATTGCGGACAAGGGTCCATTAGCGCTGGCCGTTGCCGCCACAGCGCTTCTTCCCGCGCGGCTGGACGCCTCGGCGGCATTGCGAAAACGTATGAGCTCTTGTGAAGCCGGACCCGCGCGACCAACTGGCTGCGGGTCGGAGCCAGGCCCAACTGGACCAAAGCTGACACCCCCGCCCGGAGCTTGTGGCATACGAGCCAAAGCAGCCTCCGCCGCGGCGATAGCGCGTTCAATACCCGCAATGAGAACTTCCTCAAACGTCGTAGTGAACGACTCGGCCAAACTATCAGCCATTGTCTCAAGCTCTTCAAGTTGTGAATCCAACCCGTCAACAATCCCCGTAACAAAGCTCTCGCCCTGTCCAAACATGACCTGGGCGGTGTTCTCTCCAAGCTCGGCCCCGAGAGCGTCCAACTCGCCAAACAAAGAATTGATTTCAGTTACGGTAGACGAGCCACCTTCAACAAGCGCCCTAGCCGTCTCGCCACCAGCCTCGACACCAGCTTGCACAAGTTGATTGAACAACTGTGGGTCAAGACCCAAAGCCTTCAAAGCTTTTATGTTCTCGACAAACTCTCTCGTGCGTTCCACAACACTGCGGTAGCCATCGACGAGCAAATCTGCTTTGCTGCGGGCTGTCTCAATCGGGTCAGCAAAGTTAGTAATAAGAGCCGTGGAAAACTCTTTTAGGCTCCGCCCCGAGTGAACCACCTTGGTAGCAAACTGGACAGCATCTATTCCCTCTGACGCATCTTGCACATTGCCAAGAATTGTGGCAATTTTGCCAGATTCTCGAACCGAACTTTGAACCGAATCTATAAGCGCTGCAGCGGCGTCCCGGCGAGCCAACAACTCGTCACGTTGGCGCTCAATGCCCTGCAACACAGCAAGCTCGGTACGAGAGTAGCTCAAAAGGTTCTGATACGACTCCTCAAGTAACTGCCCGTTGTCAAAAGCGTCTTTCAACTTCTCTTCAATCGAAGTGAGGCGATCTACGGCTGACTGTTCAAACTTTCCAAGCTCCGCCGCAACCGTCGGAAGAATGTCCATCTTGCGTACAAACGCCACAAAAGCGCCCATAGACTCTTCAGCGGCCTCTTTGAACTCAGTAAAAGCGTCAAAGTCTGCCTGCCAAGCATCCATAGCCTCGTCGAACCCAGCAGCAGTTTGCAAGAACATTGCCTGCACTTCTTGGACCGAAACCATACCGTTACGGGTGACTTCCTCAAAGACTTTGTACCACTCGTCACCAGAGCCGAGGATTTTGGTAATAAGCCCCTCAGAAGCGCCAAGTGTCTCAAGTTGCAACTTCGCAGACAGCTTCGCGGCATCGTCAGCAAGCCCACGGAAGAAGTCCCCCACCGTGTCTTTTGCTTTACCGGCAGAAGCGCCCAGATCGTCCATCGCAGTCGCGCTGTCTTCAAGCATTTCATTGACTTCAACGCCAGCCTGCAAGTTGGCGTCATAATCAAAGTTTTTGAGTTCCTCGTCTAAGCTCGCAAGACCGTCATTGGTTTTGTCAGCGACCTCCATGACTTTGCCAGCAATAAAGCCCAAGCCGACTGCAATCGCGCCAAAGCCTGTGCTGACTAAAGCAATCTTTACCAGTCTGAGCGATTTAGCGGTCCTGATCAAACTGATATTCATTGCGTTCAAACCGCCCGCAGCAAGGTAAGCGGTTACACGCAAAGCGTCAAAGATTTTGACCGAAATGCCAAAAGCGATTACCCCGGCGGTTAGCTTAGAAATTAGCCCAATGTTTTCTATGATGATTCGGGCAAAGCCAACCATCACCTGCACAACTACATAAACAAGCTTGATAACCTCAATAAGAGTGTTCGCAAACTGTTCTTTGTTAGCCGTCAAAGACTTGACTACCGGGATGGTGCTTTCAAAAACGGCTTTCATAATCGGGATCAAAGTCTCGACAAGAGGGGTCAATGCTAACGTCAGCTCCGCAATCGCTGGCGTAAGAGCCGCCCCAACCACAGCCTCAAAGTTCGCAAACGTCGCCCGCAAAGTCTCCTGAGCGACAAACAAAGTCCCCGCCTGCTTTGAATACATCCCCAAAGCGTCAGAAGCACGATCAAACAAGAACTCGACACGAATCTGCTGCTCAGCCAAACGCCGAGAAGCACCCGTCAAGTTGTCTAGTTTCCTAGCAGCCATCTCCGCGTTGATCTCAGACTGCTTCATGGCGACACCGAACTTCTCAATCGGGTCATACTCACCACGGAACAGGGCAGTCATACCCAGCAACGCCTCTTGAACGTCGTAACCATAAGTAATAGCAAGGTCAGTACCCAAACCAACCAAACGCTGTGTCAAATCAGAGGTCTCAGCAATAGAGAAACCAGACTGCTTCAAAACCGAACCAATAAATGTAGAAGCCTTCGCCGCCTGAGACATTGACAAACCCATGCTCGAAGCGTTCCGCGAGAAGGCAATCATCTCTGCGCTAGTGCCCTCAAAAACCGTACTCAGACCATTCAAGTTCCTCGTAAGATCACGAGACTCCTCAATGGCCCCGGCAGTGAAGCGAGCCATTTTAGTGCCCAGGTTGATAGCCGCAAAACCAGCCCCAAGCTTCAGCGCAGTACCAGTCAGGTCACGGAACTGCTTGCCAAGCTTTTTGAAGTCTTTTGTCGCCTGCTCGATACCCTTGCCTTTTGTACCGAGGATTATGTCTACTTTTAGACTCTTACTAGCCATTTATTTTGTTCTCAATCTCTTGGATAGCTCCCGAAACAACATCTTTAGTCTTTTGCAAAGCTTCCGGCATTTTCTCTTCGGCCCCAGGGTAAACATAACGAGAAGGGCTCTCGCCAAGCTTCCTAATCATCGCCCTGCCCTGACCATTGACCTTGTGCTTGCGCTTTCCGCTTGCCGCGCGGGGGTAAACGTAAAGCTCGGTCATCTGACCGTCAATGCTTGCGTTACCGCGACCCGCCATGTCCGCAATGATTGTTGCCGGGGAAAGAACCTGCAACTGGACAATGGCTTGGTTCTTGTCTTGTGCCCGCTTAGGAGAACGCAAAACAACCTTGACGGTTTTTGCTCTTCTTGTCGTGTTCCAAGTCTTGCCGACAGGAGAAAGCTTACGTTTCATGCCACGAAGCTTGGGCTCGACAGGGATGTTGCCCTGGATGCCCTGCCGGACGGTGTTGCCAATCTCTCGGAAATCTTTTTTCAAAGCCTTTACCAAATCAGGTTCAACTTTGTTCAACTCGCGGATAATGTATTTGTAATCACTCGTAGCAATAGTCGCTTTGTAATCTAAACCCATTTCACACCGCCAATCTCTCTACTATTCTACCTAACAAGAAAACCGCCCCACAGGGGGGCGGTCTCCTTACCTAGGTATGTTCTTTGCTACTAACCACCTGTGCATGGTCCATAACATTCTTGGATCAAGTTCCAGCAACTCTCTCGGACTAATACCTGTCTCTACGGCTAGACCTGCTACAAACCAGTGGGCTGAGCTTTCGCCTAGCCCTTGGATTTTGGGTCTTCGTCTGACTCACCCACCGTTTCAACCTTCTCCAGCCACTTCTCGTAGCTTTCCTTAGTTGAACCAGTGCGCTTCTCAGAGTGCCAAGCCAGGTACAACAACCATCCAACGCGAGGGTCATCCCCAAGCTTTGCAACCGAAACGTCGTACTCTCTCTCGAAAGCAACCAGATCGGCAGCGTTGCACTTTACGTTTTTAGCTGTACCATCGTCGAACTGAATGTGTAGGTTGATTTTCATTTATGGTGCTCCTAGTTAGGATGTTGCCTTAGTGATTGCGCCCGAGGTGGGGAACGAGCAGCTAAAGGTAGCCAAATCGCCAACTGCGCCGCTCACGGGGGTGAAGCTCGTAATCAAAATGTTGCCAGAAAAGCTAGGCGTTTCTGATGCAACACTGGTTCCGCCAGCGATGATTACGAACGGCACTACGGTTCCAACGAGAGGCTCCAAAGTTGCAGAAGCACCGCCAGCCGCGTAGTCAGCGTGGAAGTCAATGTTCAAAGTCCCGCTCTTGAGTCCTCCAATAACCTCTGTAAAGCCTGCGCTTGAAAAGTCGGTTGTCTCCACCTCGGCAGAATTGATAACGAGTTCAACTCTTGCGGTGTCAGCGGACAAGTCAACAGAGTTTAGTGTCAAAGACTGTGATGTCACGACATATTTTGCCAATTTATTTCTCCTTATACATATACCACTACAGAAAACTCTATAGCGGCGTATTCCGTGTTATTCAGTTCCAGAGAGCCGACGCTGGTTAGGCTTTGAACCCTACAGTCCATTGCGTTGCCATTGAGACTCCTATCCGATTCTACAGCAATCTTGATACTCCGAGCCCCGTTCTGCGATGCGTAGTCATTCAATGATCGCTGAGAAACTCTATCTGATTGCCTTGAAACGATTACTATGATTTTGAATGTCAACGTGGTTAGTCCTTGTTGCATGGCACCGTCATAGTCAATGCTCTCAAGCTCTATGATTGCCACAGGGGGGTTTGGGCTGTCGGGAACCTCAGAGTCAGTCCTCAGCCCAGAAATCGTAGCAACGTTTGTGGCAAGCGCTGTCCGTAGGGCTGTAATATCAGTCATTACGCCATCCGTATTTTACAGAACGGTTCAATCAGCGTAGCGATGTCGGGGTCAATCCTTGACAACCGCACCACTCCCATGGCGTCAAATCCCGCGACCCCCATCGGCGAGTCGGCCCTTTTGTAGTACCTAGAGGACTGCAAAATGCAAGCCTGTGTGATTGCTGTCGGGACAGCTGCCCAACCAAAAGTTCCAACGATCTGCACAGTAGCTTCTCCGCCGGAAAGCGGGAACAAATAGTCGCCCACGGCCCTAATGCTTGTAATTGGCGAAGCGATACCGCCAGCGATTCCATTCAACGGCTCTGTCTGTAAATCCGAAGCTGTCCAAGTTTCGTCAAAAACGCCGTCAGCCGCCGTAGAAGTCTTGAGAGTAGTTATCGAATAAATGTCGTCGGTTTCAACGACGTAAGAATCTCTCGGCGTGTAAATGCGGGTTGCGCTTACCTGGGTGAAGATACGTTCCGTGAACTGCTCAATCTGGCGCGAAGCGGACTCAATGCACAGTTCCAGCATTGTGTCATCAACCGAATCGGTCAAATCCAGGTTAGTTTTTACTTGAGTTAGTGTAGCCAAGCCATCGGTAATTGCCATCTAAAAAACCTCCGCTCCTAGTGTATCGCTTGTGAGGCACAAAAAGAAGAAGGGTCGGAGCAACCTAC